TTAAATGTTCTGGCTCGGCCGGCTTTCTATTAAATGTAACCTATACTTCAAGGCGTGATGTGTTCTAAATTCATTCTGAAGATTGATTTTGAGGTTAGGCAAACTACTAACGTATTCCCATCTCCCTTGTTTTTTTTGTCCAATGAGAGAGTTGTCAAAGAGAAAGTTTATATAATGACGTATCGTTCCGTCAGATACATCGGTAAACTCATCACGACACTTCGCAGCAAAATCATTAAAATCAAATGTTTCCACTTGAATTGTTTGAAGGACAGTTAAAAGATTCTCAATTTCAGGGAATTGATTAGACCATTCATCAATGACCTCATTATACACACTAATAGAAGCCTCACGATCTGCTTCATAAAGCTCGCTTGAGGTGTAAAGGCCAGAGCTATTACTCTTGTGACACGCTCTGATTTTATTAAAATAGACTATAATGTCTCGAGGTCTGAAGAAAGAACGACGACATACATACTTAAAGGGTGGAGTCCCCTGCCTCACGAACGACACTTCAAACACTTTGCCAGCTCTATCTTTTTCATCGCCTAACTGAATATCCGCTGGCTTGTATTTTTTTATTCTCTCGTAATACATATCATTGAGATTATTTTCATCCCATGAAATTATGATGGCACTATCTTGTAACAACTTATTCTTATCATTAAACCTCAAGGAGTGATAAATATCCGTTCGCAAAAATGGAATTACTTTTAATTTATCATTAAGACGTTCGTCTGACGCAATGTTTCTACATACATTTAAAAGATTTATCAGAACTTTACTATACTCTTCGATTTGTCCTTCCAACCAATTCTCATCTAACTGATCAAGAGCGATGAGTATTTTATTATTCCCGATATTGTCTTTAAACACTCTTTCAAAATGTGTAAGCAGGGTGAATGCATTTGCTCTGAGCTTCTGTTTTAACTGGGCATTTTCAGCTACTTCCTCTAAGGAAATCTCTCCTGAATCCAGAGTTATCTCGTCGAGTTCTGCACTGGGCCCCTTTATGACTTTTAATCTAGTAATTTTTGAAAATAAAACTTCCCGCAGTGAAGGATCTGGACTACCAAAAATGGTTTTAATATATTTATCAGCCCACTTAAGTTCTTTATTTAAAGGCTCTCCTTTACTATTTTTTATTTCTATAAGCTTAGAAAGGGCTTTAATATAAAAAAGATACATCCAGCTCTTCTGATAAGCGGATAGTTCCCCTGCCATAGCATCCTTGTAGAGCTGATGGGCTGGCCACGGGTAGTCACTAAAGTTCAGACATACGGAGTTAAATCCATTTAGATTGGTAGGATTTCCTCGTCTAAGGTGTTCATAAATGGCTGTTTTTCCAGTTCCTTTTCGCCCAAGAACTAACCAGGCTCTGCTTTCAATGATATCCTTGATTGCCGGTAGCTTGAAAAAATATGTCTGTAAATCTCGATCTGTTTCTGCTGAAACTTGAAATTCGGGAAGCCAGTCTTTTATGTCCATTGAGTCTCTTTACCGTGTGATAAGCTACATTTATCATGAAGTTAAGCCCATGCCACGCGGTGAATCAAGGTTTTTCTTGCTTATCTATAATCAAAATCTCAAAATTACTTCGTCTGATGTTTTCATCGGTGCTCATTCTTAGTTATTACTTAGCTTTGATAAAAGCCGTTTAGCGGTATCAGCCCTCCAAGATGAACACCGCCGCTCATGACACCTTTCTTACCTTTATAAATTCAACAATAAAAAGCCCCGCAATTGCGGGGCTTTCTTTTGGTCACATCCAGGTGATTTGTTGCTGGCCTGATTGTGTCGGATGCGGCGGCGCTGGCACGACTTCACCCGGCGATACAATGAAACGCTCGACCGTCTCAGTTGTGACAAACGTGCAACTGCAGTTGATGTTTGTGCACTGGTGATAGCGCTCTTTTGTGGTGTCAGAAAAATAGCGGCTTGTGCGAGCGTGAGCGGCAAAATGGCATTTAGGACAGTGAAACATGGCGAGCACCTCATTTAATTTCCGATGAGCTAATTTTAACCATTGAATCCTTATATAACAAACACTTAAATCATAATTATTGATTTAACTCCTCGCTTTCATACTCCACATCCGAAACCTTAACCTCAAGCTCTAAGCCCGTCGTGTAGCCGTTCCCGTTGAGGTTATGCACCACCCGGCTGATTATCCACGCCTGATCGTCTATGACGCGCTTAAACCCTTTCACCGCGATTGGCGTTTCAGGAAATAAATCTGCCCGGCCAATAGCCAGCGAAATTGAAAACTCCGCAACGCCGCGCTGCAGCTTGTCCCACTTCGCCTGAGCCGCGCGCATGGCCTGCGCCTTTGTCGCGTAGATGGTTGTTAGCTCCAGCACGTTGTCAGACTCACCGGCCATATACTCACCCTCGCGGGCTTCCTGCTCTTTTTTGGCTTTTGCCTTTGCAGTGGTTTTGGTCGCTTTCGGATGCTGCAGCGCGCGCAGGTGCTGTACCTTTGGCTTGCGTTTGAGCTTCACCTTTTGCTTTTGTGGTTTCGGGTCTTTGGTGTGCAGCCATTTGGCCGTAACGCCGGTATAGGCTTCGCGGTCAGCAATCGCAAACTGATGCCGGTCGCCGTCGCCGCGTTCAAGCGTCATCAGCGGAATGGTCCGGCCACCGGCCGTCATGCCGCTCCCGGCTTTCAGTAGCAGAAGTTTTCCCGCCTTTACCGAAACCGCCGCACCGTTAAGGTCAGCCAGACGGGACAGAAACACCGCGTCGGATTCCTGAGCCTGGTCAATATGATGGACGGGGATCGCTTTCAGCGTATCGGCCACGCTGGCCTCAAGCTTATTGCGCGCTGCGATGGTCTCAACAATTACCCCGAGTGTGGTGTCGTGCCATGACTGTTCCCGGCGTGAGTTCAGCGACCCGCGAAAATCAGCGCTGCGCCCCCGGATGGTCAGCGTATCTGGCGCGCCACGGTGCTCGATTTCATCTACCGTAACCGTGGCCGCAGCAACCGCGACGAACGTGTCGACATCGATATCAGTCATCAGGCGCTCGCCGGTGGCGTGCTGTGCGGAGACGGTCAGTGGCGGCAGATTGTCACCATTGAGGACGCGCTCGCCGGTGGCTGCACCCTGTTTAACCTCGACCAGCTTAAGCAGGAAAACAGCGCGGATGACTTCCGTAACCTGTTTATGTGCGAGTTCGTCGACGATAAGGCGTCCGTATTCCCGTTCGAGGAGCTGCAGCGCTGCATGGTCGATGCGATGGAAGAATGGGAGGACTTCGAGCCGTTCGCCGACCGTCCGTTTAACTGGCGTCCTGTCTGGATTGGCTATGACCCGTCACACACCGGGGACAGCGCCGGGTGCGCGGTACTGGCTCCGCCGCTGGTTGCCGGTGGCAAGTTCCGCATCCTTGAGCGTCATCAGTGGAAAGGCATGGACTTTGCCGCACAGGCCGAGGCCATCCGGGCGCTGACCGAGAAATACACCGTTGACTATATCGGCATCGATGCGACCGGCATCGGCCAGGGTGTTTACCAGCTCGTGCGCTCATTCTTCCCCGCGGCGCGCGCCATCCGCTACACGCCGGAAATGAAAACCGCAATGGTGCTGAAAGCAAAAGACACCATTCGCCGCGGGTGTCTGGAATACGACGCCGGGGCAACCGACATCACGCAGTCATTTATGGCTATCCGCAAAACCATGACCAGCAGCGGCCGCAGCGCCACCTATGAAGCCAGCCGCAGCGAGGAAGCCAGCCACGCGGATATCGCGTGGGCGACCATGCACGCCCTGTTAAACGAGCCGCTTTCCGCCGGTAGCGGTATGCAATCAAGTTCAATTCTGGATATTAACTAAGATGAAAAAACGCCAAAAGAAACAGCCAAAACAGACCAGCATGACCGCCAGCGCACCGCAGAAAATGGAGGCGTTCACCTTTGGTGAGCCCTCCCCCGTTCTGGATCGCCGCGACATCCTCGACTATGTCGAGTGCATCAATAACGGCAAATGGTACGAGCCGCCGGTCAACTTCTCGGGACTGGCAAAAAGCCTGCGCGCCGCCGTACACCACAGCTCCCCGATTTACGTAAAGCGCAACATTCTGACCAGCACCTTTATCCCGCACCCGTTGCTGTCCCGTCAGGACTTCAGCCGCCTAGTGCTTGATTATCTGGTCTTTGCAAACGGCTATCTCGAAAAGCGCATGAGCGTGACCGGCCAGCTCTTTAAACTGGAAACCTCCCCGGCCAAATACACCCGCCGTGGTGTCGAGGATGGCGTTTACTGGTACGTGTCGGACTATACGCACCCGCACCAGTTCGCCCCCGGTTCGGTGTTTCACCTGCTTGAGCCCGATATCAATCAGGAGCTCTACGGGATGCCGGAATACCTGAGCGCGCTCAATTCTGCCTGGCTGAATGAGTCCGCCACGCTGTTTCGTCGCAAGTATTACCAGAACGGTGCGCACGCGGGTTACATCATGTACGTGACCGACGCGGCGCAAAGCAGCACCGATGTTGAGGCGCTGCGCTCCGCGATGCGCGACTCGAAAGGGCTCGGGAATTTTAAAAACCTATTTTTCTACGCTCCGAACGGGAAACCAGACGGCATCAAGATCGTGCCGCTGAGTGAAGTCGCCACGAAGGATGATTTTTTTAACATCAAGAAGGTGAGCGCCGCTGACCTGCTCGATGCGCACCGCGTGCCGTTCCAGCTTATGGGTGGCAAGCCGGAGAATATCGGCTCGATGGGCGATATCGAGAAGGTTGCGCGCGTGTTTGTACGTAACGAGCTGACGCCGCTGCAGGAGCGGTTTAAAGAGATTAACGATTGGTTAGGAATGGAGGTGATCCGCTTTAAGGATTACAGCATCGAGACCGAGTAGACCCGCATAAAATGCCGCCTCCGGGCGGCACATCCTCAGAGCTCACCAGACGCCGCACACGCCACGCAACCCCGCCACCGCCTACGATTAAACCTCACCGCTCAGCGCGCCGCCACGACGCGCACAGACCCGCAAAATAAATTCTGTCACCACGTCTGGCGCGCAGTGCTATCCCCGCCTCGCCTGCCCGCTTAACGGGTCGCTTTTAATGCAGGTGCATCAGTAGCCCCGAGCCACGGCAGCGCTGGCGTCCCTCAGGAAAATTCTCAGCCATTTTTGCATGCAAAAAAATGCACCAGAGCATGCACGCTTTTAAGCATCGTATTCTTCTTTCCAAAGACTGTTATTTCTCTTAATTTCATAGAGTATTTCTTTTGGTATTTTAACTCGATGTTGTTTCATTGCTGTTTCGATAATGAAATAGCCTTTTTTAAAGCTAATCGGTTGTTTGCTGTATGAAAGTAGTTGAAAAATACTCCGCCAACCGATTGATAAACCTATTTTTGTTTCGAACTGCCACTCTTCCCCCTGAAAGTGCAAAGTATATGGCAAGTTTTGAATGCCTAAATTAACATGTTCCAGAGTAAGAGCCATACTGTCAATCTGGATGAAAATGTTCATTAAAGGTGCATCAAGCGGTTTAAGATTTTTGACCTTGATGACTGAATAATCTTTAGTGCCATTCACACTCTCAGATCTAAGTGGTTCAACTGTGATGAGTATTTTTTCGACATTATTCTGCGAGGCTTGATAAGCCATCCATAACGACACAATAACGGCAAACAATGTCGCAACCCCGGATAGCCATCCACCTATCATTGACCAAAAAGCGACTTCGCTAGTATGCCCCGCCAACCGCCATCCCCAGTCCACTCCACCAACAAAAAGACCAACAACAAAAGACAATCCACAAAAGAATAAACCTATTAGCAATCCCCAACGCATAAGCCTCACCATTGTCCTCATTTTAGATGATTAAAACAGCGATAAATTATTGATAAATTCATTACTTGTCACCTCGACCTTATCGACTATCAATAATTAGCGCATTCCCTCATTGAGCGATACTGGTCGCTCGTATTCAATCATGAAAACATCGTGATATGTACGCCCTAACCAGTACCCACCGCCTCAGTCTTTAGGCCGCTGGAAGAAAACCCACCCTCCGGGGCGGTAATACTCTAAGGTCTCCCCCCGATAGACCACCTGAAAACCCAATTCATGCCCGGCCATAACCTCCACAAAACACTGTGCGCACATACAGCTTTTTAGCGGATATTCAGGCGAAATGCTAACGCCTCGCAGGGCTCGTTGTTCAACACCACCGGCACTGAAAGCAAGTTTCAGCACCGGCGCTGTTCTTACCGTTGCCGTGGTGGCTGGCATTTGGGCATGTTTACCGGTGTGATCGCATATGATTTCGGATTGCTTATGTCGCTATATCGGCGATGATTGTCTCTCACTACACCTGCACACCCGACCAGCTCGTCAGGGGTGAGATTCTCGTTAATCATGATTTGCTGCAGGCGATGCACGACGGCCATCAGCTTAACGTTGTGTTTCGAATGTACGGGCGGTGCTGGCATCATTCACGTATGGCTCATTTTAACCACCCATTTTTTTAGCATTGGCGATCAGCTCGTCTGAATATTGCCAAACTCCGTCATCAGCCACGAAAGCGCCAGCCGAAACCCCGTTAAGTGTTTCATATCCAATAGCAAGACCTAATGGGTGCAAAATTTCGTGATTAATTCTGAAAACCAGCCCTTTATCGCTAAGTTCTTTCCAGTTCAACAGGGACATACCACAAGGTTCATCCGGGACAAGTAACTGGACGCTCAAAATCACATAGTTTCCCACCCATACCGTTAAATCTGTAACGTCTGTGACCCTTACTGATACACGTTTCCCGGTATATCCGTTCTCTGGTTCCCACTCATGCAACCTGAGAACATCACCACATGAATAGTCACGGTCATTGATACGAAATTCAGCGCGTTTTTCTCCTGACTTCACCGCTTCAAAATGCTCTGGTGCGATATTTAAATCATGGATTTTGGTCATTTATTTCACTCCTCTTGCATTGAAAACCCCGGCCACCCGTCAGCAGCCGCGTATTTGAATTTTTTATCGCCATAAATCACCGTTGCCCCACGCGCTAGCGCATCGAGCTCCCACCGTTCCGGGGTAATGCCTTCCTGAGCTAAATCGAAACGAATATTTGCGACGCGATCCCTTTCAGGCTTTGTCATCCTGGCGGATGGCGCTTGCTCGCTGGTTTTTAGCGGTGCATTGCTTCTTTGCTGCCGATGTTTCCGCGGTGTGCCAGCTTTTAACGCCCCGTTAAGCACCTTCACGACGTCCGGCTCATTCCAACTGGTAACCCCGCGTTCAATCAGGTTTAACACCGCTGCGGCTTGCTCAGACGGCGTATAGGTCATAACTGGATCGCCACCGCCGGTGGGCTTTCCACAGTTATTGACAGGACTCCGAGGCGCGGCAGAGCCGCTTTTTAAGGTCAAAGGCTCAACGGCCAAAACCTTTGGCACGATTCGCCATTCGGCTGTACGGGTTACATGGACACGGTGAGCCCCGAGGTGAGGGGCATAAATCCCGACAATCCTCTCGATATCTTCCTCATAGTCGTTGACCTCATCCGTCACCTTACGGGCAACCCTTACGGCCTGAGCATCACGCGGCATGTTTGCCCCACCCTGCGCGATGATGTACCGCTCAAAGTCCCCTTCATCTGCAGCAGCTCGCGCGGCTTCAACCCTGTCGTCAAACTCGCTGGCAATACTCACCCCGCGCGGCAGCTTGCGCAGTTCGCGGTAAGCGCCCATCGTCGGGAGACCAATCGGTTTAAACTGCGGGATGCGCCATGTAGACGCCCATGCGGTGACGGCTGCAGCCGTATCTTTCAGAGGCTTGCCGGTGTCGTGGTCGAGTTGGCCATCGAGCGCGTAGCCATCAATATTTTTGGCAATGTATTTAGCGATATAACCCGCTGCGCCGCCCTGATTAAGATGACGAGACTCAAAGCGCTGTTTTGCCGCTCCCTTTTCGTGTCCGTCCTCTTTGAGGGCATAACGACGCATGATTTCGTTAATGGCTTTACGCTGACCGGGTTTGCAAAACAGCATCATGTGCCAGTGAGGCGTACCGTCGTGGTGCGGTTCGACAACGCGCATCCCGTACACCTCTAAATCGTTATCTTTGAACGCGGTACGCATCAGGCTCCAGATTCGGCAGAGATAGCGCTGGCCGTCTTTGGGTGTGAATGCGGTTTCGTTCCAGCCGTGATTGAGCTGCACCGTTTTGCTTTCGCCTTTGCCGACCTGTCGGGTCGGATGGTATTTCGAGGGTGTGGTCAGAGTGATAAACATCCCCACGTCACCGGCGCTGGCCGCGTAGCGCTCAATCCCGGCGATGGTGTTCATCAGCTCCATGCGGCGTATCTCAGGATTTGAAATACTCCCCATGACCTTGCTGATGAGGTCGATACGCTCGCCGGTTACTTTGTTTTCGAGCTCGCAGGATTTCAGGTATTCGAGATTAGCCAGGCGGCGCGCGTGAACATCGCGGATCGCCATTTTGCTGGCGTAGGGTGAACGGGCTTTGTTGACCTCACCGGCAGCAATAAGCAGCGCCTCGCGCCAGCGCATCCGCTGAGCCTTGAGCCGGTTGCCCCACCACTCGTCTTTAATAAGTCGTGAAATAGCGGAAAATGCCATGCGGATCGTCATCTGACCCTTACGGTATTTTTTCCAGTACATCGGGGTGATGTTAAATGCGCGAGCAATACCGGCCACTTGCCCGTATAGGTGCGACTGAGCTTCATCGGTGAAAAGTGTCTCTTTCCCGCCGTGAGCCTCCGCCCATGCGTCGCTTAACTCCTCGTATTTGCTCCAGAGCTGAGAGGCAATTCTGGCCGCAAACTTCCTGAGTTCTTTGTCATTCATATCTGGTAAGCGCGCATACTGGTCGCGCTCGGACAGAAACCCAATCGAGGCGGATTCATTCATCCCGCACAGCTCATTAACACGCTCAAGACGCGGCAGCAGCTTGCGCTCAAACGTGTTTTTAAGGAAATACAGCCCACCCAAAGGGCTCTTTTTACGGCGGAGGAAGTTATAACGCGATGTAAACAGCGTTTGCAGGAAAAACGGCAAACGGTCAATACGGTTTAAAACACCTTGCACCTGACGGAGTTCGGCACGTGTAAGGGGTCTGTCGCGGCCAATAGCCTCTTTGTTGACGTTATTCCAGGGATAAGCTCCAACGAATGAATCACTGGAGCCCTTCAAAAATGGTGGTGGTGGCGAGGGGGCAACACGCCCCCGAGGTTCGTTGGACATATTATTTAAAAGCGTCCAGACATAGCTTCCCCAAGCGTTCAATCCGAGCTTCAAGAGCTGAGAATCCAGTAAGATCGCTGGTCAAAAGATCATGCAATACCAAGCCAGAGATAAGCTTAGGGATAGTTGGGTAGTAACCCACAACATCCAGCCATTCCTTACCTTCATTCTTCCCGGATGTAGCGGTCTTTTTTTCCTGCAAAATGAATTGATAGCGGTCACTGGTGATGACGTATTGGTTATTAATCTCGATGCGTATGCTCATTCTGGCTTCCTTTTAAAAGTGGTTAGCCTGCTCAATCGAAGATTGAGTTGTGCAAATTTGCCGACTCTTGACCTAATAACTCGATAATCTCGGTACGATTGAGCTCAGACTTGCTGATATGCGCGATAAGCCCGTCAAATCGAGATGAGAATCGTGTCGCTAGGTCGCGGTGTGCTTCGTTTACTGCCTGCTCCAGAAGAGCGGAAAACATGCCACCTGGAGCTGTATTTTGTTTTTGCATTTGCCTATCTCCGGACAAAAGGAGTCCCCACGCTGTAAGGCGCGTAATAAAACGAATCCAGATTAATTAATGTAAATACTGCTCAGGTTTTACCGAGGTTAAAATGGTTGGTGCGTACTCAAAAAGGCTAAACAGCTCTCGCAGCGCGCGGAAAAGTTTGTCGCGCCAATAACAGCCCTCTTCATTCAAACGCCAGTGCGGCATCATAAATTCCTGCTCTGTCAGTCCCGCATGAAGAAACAGTGATCGCCTTTGGCTAACGGTCAGGCGGCTGATGAAAGTTGCCTTCGACACGCCAAGTTTGCGGTGCCGGGCGAATGCATTTCTCAATTCATCAAGCGCGCAAACAAGACGCTCACGATCGGCTTCGGTCATTTCCTCTAAGCGCATGACAGAGTGACGCTGTTTTAATTGAGCGTGGAAACAAACCGTAAGACGCTCCCGCTCCATCATGTGATTGTAAAAATCGCAAGTGTCCTGCCAGCGAGGCTGAGCCAGATACTTGCAGACCAGACCGCGAAGCGCTGTTGGTTGTTTCTGGATCACGTCCAGTGTCATTACCGTCATAACCACATTCCTCTCTTTTTGACCAGGCGGCGAAGTTTCTCGATAACGCCCTGCTTTCGGGTTCGGATGATGATGCCCTTGCGTCCGCGACCGTGAGTGATAGTGAAGTTAATCTGACTAGGGCTTTCTCTACGCAGTAGTTGAGCAATGCAACGGGGTTCATTCTTCATACTGGCTCCCCTAATCCGAGCCACATCAGCCAACCGTCTCTAATTTCCTTCGGGCGGCTGTCATAGGCCATCTTCATACCCTTGTTCCACGCTGGCAGGTAAACCCAGTATTCCCCTGCTCGGCCGCTTGTTGACTGAGGATCAGTCATCTCAACCACAGGCAGCTTACCCTTCTCAATCATCCCTTTGACTGCTGCAGGAGTTTTGCCAATAAGACGCGCGAATTCCTGATATGGGACGGCGTCGCTCGCACTATCAATGACCCTATTCATTTGTGAGTATTCCTCGTTAGTGTTTTAATTGCTCCTAATGGCTATTAATTGCCATATTGGAGCCATTGGTTTGCGATAACGAATTGAAGATTACTCCGTTATCGTTTTTCTATCAATAGTGGAGTGTTAATTACGATGATACCCGTAAATGAAAAGCTAGCGATCATGCGTGAGTCAGAACGTATGAATAGGAAAGAATTCAGTGACTTAACAGGCGTTCCATACAGCTCTCTTTCGAGTTACGAGAAGGGTGTAAAAGATATGGGCATACAGGCGGTGATGAAGATTTTGAATCATCCTCAGTTCAAAAAATACACCATGTGGTTCATGACAGAGACGATATCACCTGAAGCTGGGCAGATTGCACCGGCTCTCGCGCACTTTGGGCAGCAGACAACAACGTCATCCCACTCAGACCAGAAAACTGGCTAACTATTTATGGCGCTTATTTGTGCAGTAAATGCACAGTGAGTTTTTGCTATTTAAATCAGGAAATTGAAGTACGCAGTAACATCATCGGGAGGCTTTATGTCTGTTAAAAAGCTCGATGATGGTCGATATGAAGTGGACATTAGACCGACCGGGCGTAACGGAAAACGCATCCGTCGGAAGTTCGACAAGAAAAGCGAGGCGATGGCTTTTGAAAAGCATACTCAATATAACCATCACTCAAAGGAATGGCTTTCAAAACCAACGGACAAACGCCAATTGTCGGAACTGAAAGAGTTATGGTGGAAGCTGAAAGGTAAACATGAGGAACACGGTCAATCGTATCTCAGGAAAATTGAGCGTTTCGAAACGATGACCGGAAATCCGTGCGCTTTCCAGATCACCAAGAGCCTGATAACGCAATATTGTGCTCAACGCCGGGGTGAAGGTATTAAGCCAACTACCATCAACCGCGACCTGATCACGCTAGGTGGGATGTTCACAACCCTGATTGAGTCAGAACTGTATAACGGTGAGCATCCATTCAGGGGATTCAAAAAACTGAAAGAGCAGACAGCCGAAACGGGCTATCTCACTCTTGAGGAAATTGACGCCTTACTTGCTGCGCTCTCAGGTGATAATCGTAAAATTGCGGTTTTGTGTTTGAGTACCGGGGCAAGATGGGGAGAAGCTGCGCGATTGAAGGCGGAGAATGTGATTCATAACCGGGTGTCTTTCGTTAAGACGAAAACCAACACACCGCGCACGGTCCCGATCTCTGATGACGTTGCGGCTTACGTAGTCGGCAAAGCACGAGGCTTTCTGTTTCCTGAGGCCAGTTATGCTGAATTCAGGCGAATCCTCAAAGAAGTTAAGCCCGACTTACCGGCGGGGCAAGCAACACATGCTCTACGACACTCTTTCGCCACGCACTTTATGATTAACGGGGGCAATATCATCACACTGCAGAGGATCTTAGGTCATACGAAAATTGCGCAGACAATGGTCTATGCGCACTTCGCTCCTCAGTACCTGCAGGACGCGATTTCGCTTAACCCGCTAAAGGGTGCTAATGGTGGTAAGAGTGTCCACAATGTGTCCACACCCTAG